TGGATTATCAGATGATCCAGAAGCTGTAGTAGCAACTACTGTTAGTGGAATAACAATTACTGCAGCAAATGCTCAAATCACACTACCATCTACTACTAATTTGGGGACGAAGAAAGATAAAATAGTCCCATTCATGTATATAACCTCAGCCTCAACATCTGGAACATATGTTGACTTGGGAACTCAAATTTTAGGAATTTCTTTAGATGCTAATGGTAATTATTTACTAGATTTAAGCAAACCAGTTGCTGGTGCTGGATCTACTCAAACGACCTTAACTTTCAGGCATGGTACTTTCCCAACAACCCTTAATTCAACTGCTGCGGCACAGGATCCAGCTTCTACTACTTTCCAAGCTCACAACCATGCGAGTTTTGATGTTACAATGACTGCTGGTAATTTAAATGGTCCAACAACGCATCCAGTTACAAATGTTCAGAGAGGTGATGTCACTCCAGAAACTATCACTGGCGCTCTAAATATATTAGCAAACATTGCTAATCCATCACTAAACGTTGTATATCTTATCAGGGCGTACTGATGGCAACACATTACACAAAAGAAAGAAGTAAATACGGAACTCTTACTGGGAGTATAATTATTTGGCCAGTTGAGATAGCAGTTCCAAATAATCCTCAAAGTATAGATGTTAAAAAAGTTCTACCTGCTGGTTATTTAAGATGTGATGGATCGAAGTATAATGCATCTCAATATCCAGATCTTGCTGCAATTATTGGAACAGGAACTAATTGCAAATTTGTAAGAAAAGATCAAAATGGAGATCCTCTTACTCAATTAACTACGGAAGAATTTGTTGTTCCTGATCTTGGATCAAAGTATCCTCGACCAGTACCAGGGGCAGATGCTGGAACATATAACAATATTCTTACTGAAACTCAAGTTGGAACTTACATCGAAAGATCTGGAATTGGAGTAGAAGCAACTAGCAATGTCGGACAAGTTGCTCAGGTTACTTATACTGGAAAATTTATCATTCCACCCCAAACAATCTCTTTGAAGGGGAAACCAGCATACACATGGGGCAATAATGGATATACTGATTCAGAATCAGTGGATTCGTTGGCAATTCATCCTCACATGCACTTCTCTACAACAAATAGAGTTCGTATTAAACCAAAAAATGCTCCAGCTAACGGACAAGATCTCGCATTTGGTAACAACACTTTTGCAAATGCCAGTACAATTAATATATCTGATTGGTTAAATGCCACAAAATATAATGAAGGTGGATTATCAAATGGCGCCGCAGGTAGTAATCAACCAGCATGTTGGGCGATTGCATCTGGAACAAAAGCTAGCACTCAAGACACAGTAACTATTGTTCCTCTGCCACCACCATTGATTCTAGGTTCTCAAGTTGTTACATATAACAATTTTTGTAGAAGTGGTTGTGAATTGTCTAATCTTAGATGTTATTGTCTTTTGTCAAGTGGTGTTACTTATGCTCTTTCAAATGATTGGTTTGGATTTCCTGGAACAAGAATTAAACAATATGTTGACTCTTTGATTGGATGTGTTCCTGACTTGTTTAATGGAGGGGCTGATGGTTTTGCTTGGAGCACTTCTGGAACAGCACCAGCAACTTATATTTCTGGCGCCGCTCAGGTTCCAAATGATTGGAAAGGAACATCTCTGGCAGATGTACTGCCAATAAACTCAAATCTTACCGAGCAAACTTCATATCCACAAGCAAGTAATGTTGTAACTGAGGTTCAAGAATTAGATTATACTTCTGGTGTAGATGATCCTACAATTCATAATCACAAAATCTTGCTTACAAGATCTGGACATAACTATAAAATAGTCACGGATACATTTTTATTGGAACCAGATGCATTAAATACTAGTATAAGTTTGTTTCCAGAAACTGAAGCATCTTTAGATTCTGTAACTGCTCCTTTTATTGTATTAGAATATTTAATAAAGACATAATATGGTAGCATCTAATCCTGTTTATCGTAACAATAGACCAAATTTTTACTCGGAAAAGGGTCCTGACTCCGTTTCTGTTGGTACGATTATTAATGTCTTTAAAACAAAATCAAATAAAAAATCATATGATTCCGAATTCATACCAACACAAAATTTTATAAACGGTACTGCTTCATATGTGAATGTATCTGGTAACGCTGAACCAGAAATTAACCCAGACTATCAATATAGAGGATATCTATACTGTGACGGTTCTGAGTATAAGATTAAAGATTATCCGTTATTGTATGCTGCCATTGGAAATCAATATGGTGGAACCCCAAGCAATGGCATAACAGTTTTAACTAGCGGTAGTGGTTATTCTTCTTCCGCCACGATAACATTCTCTCCTGCACCAGCTGGCGGAGTTACCGCCCAAGGATCACCAATTATTGTTGGTGGAGCAGTAAGAGGGATTACCGTATCAAAAGCTGGAATAGGATACACAACTCCACCAACAATAACTTTTACTGGCGGTGGTGGTGGTGCAACTTTTGAAATTAGACTTAACACTCAAGGTTCTATTTCTCCAATTACACAAGATAATGTTTTAGAGCATTGGCCAGATTCAAACATGGGAACGTTTAAAGTTCCTGATTTACTTGCCAAAAAAATTGTTGGTTATGGTCCAGTTTATGGCAGTGGATCTCCTGTAATTGGAAATATTGATATTGTAATTGGATTAGCAAGTATTGGTGGAAAATGGTATCTAGATGAAAATTCACAAAAAGGTCAGTTTAATCTAGGAGCTGTAACAACATCTGGATATACTAGTGTTACCGACACATTAGGTGGAAATATAATTGGATCCGAAACGATCATATTTACATTACAAGAGAAAAGACTTTCTGGAGCTCCACAACATACTCATTTACTTCTGCACTCGGAAGCTCCAAATATTCAGGGAGGAAAACCTGGAATTACATATGATAGTTATTTGACTGGATATAAAACTGGAACTGGAAAGATTGAAGGTTTTACTCCATCTGGAGGTATTGCATTAACTCACAGTCATGCTCTATTGAAGAAAGCAAATACCAGCACAACATTTGCTACTTATGATCTTTATAATTACACTGGTGGAGACCCTGCGTTGGGAACTTCAAATCCTGGTGGAAATGTTTATGCATCTGGTGGTTCTGGATCTTTTCAGTTAGTAACGTTTACTCCAAATCCAACTTTTAGATTTTTTAATACAAGTTCTCAAATTGGTGGAAGAACTATTCTCACATCTGGAACTCCAACTTATGATTATCAGACTGCTACTTTTACGAGTCCAGGGACCTATACTTATAGTTTTAACACTGCTGTTGATGAAGTTACTGTTACAGTACAAGCAGGAGGCGCATCTGGAGCAGTATACGATCAACAGGGAAATAATGGTAGCAATTCAACAGTAACTCTCGGTTCGGGGCAGATTGTTATAACTGCTGGCGGTGGAATTGCAGGTGGTGCTGCTAATAGTACGACAGGTGGATCTGGTGGAAATGCAGGAACAAATAGTGTTACTGGTTCTTCATCCAGTATTTTTAATATTCAACAAAATCAGGGTGGTGCTTTAGCTGGTTATTCTGGTGGTAACGGTCAGGGAGGACCATTCTGGAAAGCTGTAACTCCAGTGGAAAATCCACAGGGAACATGGGGCGGTGCTGCAAGTGCAAATGGAAGTGCTGGAAAATATCTAAGTGTAAATCAAATTGTAGATCTTTCTGCAACAACAATTTCTTACCCAAGTACTGGTAATTTTTCTGTATTAGCATCTAGTACAAATTATACAATTAATGCAGTAACGATCGAATTATATGGAGCAAGGGGAGCAAATTGTGGAAATTATGGTGGTTTATATGGTTGTACAACTGGTGTTGGTGGATCTGGAAAATATTTTAAATTGAGTTTAAAAAATCCTGGTGGTAGTTCTGGAACTGTGTTTGGATTTTATCCAGGGCAGGGAGGATTAGCATATGCTGGTTCTGCTACTGCTACATATGGAACTGCTGGTGGCGGATCTGGTGGAGATGGTAATGATTCTAATGATGGTGGTGGTGGAGCAGCTGCTACAATTTTAACTGGTCCTATTGGAGGAACAGTTCAAATCATTGCTGGCGCAGGCGGCGGTGGCGGCGGTGGCGGCGCTGGTGAAGGACAATGTGGTGATAATGCTTTTGGTAATCTTTATACCGATGCAGTACAAGCTGTAACGACACCTTTATTCTCTGGTGCTGGTGGATCTGGCGGTAGGTATGGATGTACTGGCGGCGGTGGTGGCGGCGGCGGTGGCGGAGTTGGTCTCCAAAATCAAACTGGAGCACCTCAAGGAAGCACTGAAGGTAACGGAGCAGCGGTTGCTGGAGGTCCTGGCGGCGGTGGTGGTGGAACTGGCGGTCATGGCGGTGGTTATGGTGGAACTAGAGGATTAAGCAGTTATAGATCTGATATTTTTGATCTGGTTTCTTCTGGAGATTCTCTATATTATGATGGTGTAATTGTAGGACAGGTACAAGAAGATAGAAGTTATTGGTCTTCTGGTGGTGGCGCTGGTGGGTCTGGTGGTAGAATTTCAGGAAATATTATTGGAGCTGATTTACAAGCTTCTGGTATTTCTTCGGCAACGATTGTTGTTGGTTCTGGTGGTCCTGGTGTAACAAGATCGATTATCAATTCTAATTCTATTGCGAGTTCTTCTGGCGGCAATGGAACTGTAACCATTCAAACTGCTGTAGTCACTGGATACCAAGGTGGTACAACAAGTATTTCAATTGGAGACATAATTGAGTCTGCTAGCTCGGGTCCAGAAATATATTCTTCTGGAACTGGCGTCGGAACTGCAGGTGGATTCAAACTTCCAACAACTCAACTTCCTCAAATTGTTATTACTCCGCAGGGAAGCAGTGGTGGAGCTGGTGCATCTGCAAGTTGCACTGTTGCAAATGGAGTTGTAACTGGTATAAATCTAACTGCAGGTGGAAGTGGTTATACTTCTCCTCCAAAGGTGAGATTCTTGGGTGGTTGTGGAAAGGGAACAACAGCAACCACAACGATTAATTCTGCTGGAAATGTAACAGGTATTACTCTTGGATCTGGAACTGGTGGAGCATATGAAAAGTATGTTAGAATAGGTGGAACTGAGTTGGAGAGATATATTGTCTTACTTCCTCAAGACTGTACCAATGTAGAGAAAATTGGTGTAAAATGTGCTAGAGGAAATGATATAAACGGTGGAGAAAAACCAGACGATAGTGCAGATGAACTGAGAGTTTATTATAATGTTGATGGATCTGATAATTTTCCAGATAATCAATTTATTGGAGTCTTAGTACCAAGACCATCAGATGTAGATATAGCGTCTAACTATGATGGTAATGGAGTTGGAGATACTGCTACAAGGTGGTATACTTACACCGTAACATTACCACAAGGAGCTCAAACAACTGGAGTTAAGTTTAAGATCTTACAGAAGAGAACAGCAGCATCTGGTGCAAATGATAATGGTGGCAACAGCGATCATTTTGGAATCTGTGAATTTTTCTACGATTACAAACAAATATCAGAAGTTCAATTTGTTCCAACACCAGGAGAATTAGTTGCTAGTGCTGGTTCAGTTTCTTATACTATTGAGGGACCTGGCAATTCTGCATATCCAGCAGGAATAGGTGTGAATGATATTACATTCAACATGACCGCTGGTACTCCATTGATTCCAACACCATTTTTAGATCCAGTAAAAGACATTCCACTTGTGGAACCATACATGCTTACAAAATACCTTATTAAGGCATATTAATTATGAGTGAACCATTTATACCATTGCATCTTGTGAAAGCAGAATATCAAGATTTCATTGGAGTTTATCCAAATTTTCTGGATCAGTCTATTTGTGATAATTTAATTGAAACGTTCAAAGATAAACTTAATATTTCTGCTTCAAATAATAACATCTGGAAAAGTGATAATCAATTTGCAGATAAAGGAAAACTAGGAAGATCTGACACTTGTTTATTGCTGGAATCATTTAACAAGGAAACTTGTCAGCATATTCGTGAATACTTGAATGTTTGCGTCATGCATTATGTCGATAAGTATGATGCTTTGAAGAAAGAATTGATGTTCTCTCCTCACTATAAATTGCAGAGAACACAACCAGGGGGAGGGTATCATGTCTGGCATTATGAAGCTGGAAATGTTGATACTTCCAATCGAATTCTTGTTTGGACGATCTATCTGAATGATATGCCAGAAGGTGAGGGTGAAACAGAATACATTTATCAGTTAAGAAGAATACGTCCATCAAGAGGAACGGTGGTTATTTGGCCAGCACATTTTACTCACACTCATCGTGGTCTGACCGTTTTAACACAAGATAAATATATATTGACTGGATGGTTTATCAGAGCGCCAAAACTATGAGCATCGTATCGGAATCAAATGTTCCAAATTTAGTTTTACAATTAAATGCCATTCAGAGGCAAGTAAATTATCGTGGGATGACACGAGATCTCACTGATAGTTATTGGAACGATCACATTGGTCCTCGTCTCTATCCTATGTGGGACGGTGATAAAGATAAACTAGTTCTTTTCACATATTATGATAATGGCGCTTTCCACGTTCAAAGAAGAAAGTTTGTCAAAAATTTTTCCACTGGAAATTATGAGTGGAAAGATTATGAGATGGAAATATATGATGCCAAAGAAGCAACCGAAATCTACGAAGCTCTGAAAGAAGCATTCTATCTAATTGATAGCGTAGAGAAAGAAAACTTCCAGCAAGAACTTACAAAAGCATATCTCGAAGGCAAGAAAGTTACGTGGTATGGTGTTAGACTTGCACGAAACTTCTTGCTCGATGATACTGATTGGGTGTTTGGTGGTGATAGTCCCATTTCTTCAGAAGAGAAAGAATTGTGGAAAGTTTATCGTCAAGCATTGC